TAAACTGTTGTAAAATAGCAACAACCGAACAACCAGAGAAGGATTCGGACAGATGGAACTTGAAAATTTAGAGGAACAAAAATCATCCTGGGGCGGTTCTCGGGCAGGCGCAGGCAGACCTAAAGGCGCTACCAACAAGATACCCAAGCAGGTGAAAGAGAACATCGTAGAGGTGTTCGAGGAACTTGGCGGCTTAGAGGCTATGGTTGATTGGGCCAAGTCTGATCCCAGAAACCAGACCGAGTTTTACCGTTTCTACGCTAGGCTGGCTCCGATAGAACAGAAGATTGTCGGCGATGCGGAGAACCCGCTACAGATTGCGGTCGGATGGCAGTCCAACAAATAGTTATACCGTACAAACCACGAGAGGCGCAGCTTGAAATTCACGAGGTTGCTGATAGAACTCGATTTGTTGTCTGCGTGGCCCATCGTCGTCTCGGCAAGACTGTTGCGGCAATCAACCACCTCATTAAAGGTGCGCTGCAATGCGAACGGGAGTCTCCACGTTATGCCTATATCGCGCCGACATTTACCCAGGCCAAAAGAGTCGCTTTCGACTATTTGACCCACTTTACGAGACCGTTAAACGCGGTCGCAAACATTGCAGAGTTGCGGGTGGACTTCTTCGGAAGAAGGGTTAGCCTGTACGGTGCGGACAACCCAGACAGTCTCAGAGGAATATACCTAGACGGTGTAGTTCTGGATGAGGTTGGGGATATGAACCCTAAAGTCTGGAACGAGATTATTCGTCCTGCTCTTACGGATCGCTTGGGCTGGGCAATGTTTATCGGAACTCCCAAAGGAGCAAACCATTTCAAAGACCTACGAGACCGCGCTGAGACGGAGGATAACTGGGCGCTACTACAGTTTAAGGCTAGTGAAACAAGCATCGTGCCTGAAGCCGAGCTTGCGGCTGCAAGAAAAGAAATGGGGGATCAAAAGTATTTTCAGGAGTTTGAGTGTTCTTTCGACAGTCCGGTGGAAGGCTCTTATTACGGGGAAATTCTTAACGAACTCCCTGATAACCATTTTGCGGAAATCCCAAGGGACGACCTCTGTAAAACCTTTGCGGCGTGGGATTTGGGGGTGGGCGACAGTACGGCAATATGGATTGCTCAAGCCGCAGGCCAGGAAGTCAGGCTTTTAGACTATATAGAGAACCACGGGCAGGGTTTAGACTGGTATGTGCGGGAACTGACAAACAGGAACTGGCACAAGGCCCAGATGCTCCTGCCTCACGATGTGGAAGTCAGAGAACTAGGCACTGGTAGAAGCCGCCTAGAGGTTCTCAGAGAGGCTGGATTGGATTGCACAGTAGTACCCCGCTTGGGAGTGGATGACGGCATACAGGCCGTGAGAAGGCTGCTCCCGAGGTGCTGGTTTAATATGCCGCAGGTAAAACAGGGTTTGGATTGTCTCAGAAACTACAGGCGGGAATATGACGAGAAGCGAAATGTTTTTTATGACAAGCCTTTACATGACTGGGCTTCTCACGGCAGCGACAGTTTCCGCTATTTGGCTTGCGGCATGGATACAAATAGCAACTGGGCAAAGCCTCTTACCGTTACGACTAAATGGATAGTGTGATGACCGAAATCGAACTAAAAGCGATCATTGAGTCAGAAATTGACAATGCTCTTGGGTATCTCGAAACCGAAACTACAGAGCAGCGCAGGAAAGCCTTGCAGTTTTATAACCGTGACCCTTACGGCAACGAGGTAGAGGGGCGGTCACAGATCGTTACCGGCGAGGTTGCGGAGGCTGTAGACGGTGCGCTGCCTCCCTTGCTGCGGGTGTTTACCCAAGGAGACGAGATTGTCCGTGCGGAGCCACAAGGCCCAGGAGACGAGGAAGTCGCCAAACAGGTAACAGACTACCTAAACTGGGTGTTCTACCGTGACAACCCAGGTTTCTCCGTCTTAAACATTTGGTTCAAAGACGCACTGTTACAGAAGAACGGGATTGTAAAGGTCTGGTGGGATAACCAGAAAGACATTACGACCGAGGAATACGAGAACCTAAACGAGGAAGAAATCGCCCTCATGCTTGCAGACGAGTCTGTAGAGATCGTCGAGCAGGAAGCTATCCAGATCGGCGAGGTTCCGACTCCTGCGATGGATATGATGGGGCAACCTATGTTAGACGAGATGGGCCAGCCTGCGGTGCAGATGCAGCCTGTCTTTGCCTACAACGTCAAGGTCAAGAAAGTACAAAAGTACGGGCAGGTGCGGGTAGAAAACGTGCCTCCAGAAGAGTTCATTATCAGCAAGAAGGCTAGAACGATAGGGGATACACCTTTCTGCGCCCATCGTCGCCTGGTAAGCCGTTCAGAACTGGTAGCGATGGGTTTCGCTGCGGATGTGGTGGAAAACCTGCCGACATACGAGGATTTGACCTTCACGCCTGAGAGGGTTGCGCGGTATAGCGAGGGCGAGCAGCCTTTAGACCGCGAGACGATAAACACCGCCATGCAGGAGATAGAGACATTCGAGTGCTACATTCGGGTGGACACAGACGGCGATGGCATCGCAGAACTGCGGAAGGTCTACTACGCAGGCAACGAGATTCTGGAAGACGAAGAGATAGACTACAACCCATTCTGTTCTATTTGCCCCATTCCGATGCCGCACAAGTTTTTCGGACATTCCTTGGCTGATAGGACGATGGACTTACAGTTGATTAAGTCCACGATTACCCGTCAGATTTTGGATAACCTGTATCTGACAAACAATGCCCGAGTAATTGCGGTAGATGGTCAGGTGAACTTAGACGACCTGCTAACTGTCACACCTGGCGGGGTAGTTCGTGTTAAGAATCCCCAGGCGGTTACTCAGCTTGCGGTGGCTCCGGTAGCAAACCAGAGTTTTCCCATGCTGGAGTATATGGATCAGGTACAACAGAAGCGCACTGGCATAAATCAAAACAGTCAAGGACTGGATGCCAACATTCTGCAAAACACCACGGCAGCAGCAGTTGCGGCAATGCAAAATGTCGCAGCAGGCAGGATCGAGCTAATCGCCCGAGTATTTGCAGAAACAGGTGTGCGGGAGATGTTTATTAAGATTCTCCACCTGCTTTGTAAGTATCAGGACAAGCCCAGGGTTGTGCGGATGCGGAACAAGTATGTATCTGTAGATCCAAGGGAGTGGAAGAACCAATACGATATTCACATAAATGTCGGCCTTGGAACTGGAACCCGTGAGCAACAGTTGACCATGCTGTCTGCGGTGCTACAAAAACAGGAGCAGCTACTTGGAACGCAAGGAGTTAGTGGCCCGTTGGTTGGCCTCTCTCAATATAGATCCGCGCTTGGCAGGTTTGTCGAAGCTGCTGGTTTTGTTGATTCCGCAGAGTTCTTTAAGGACATCACTCCAGAAACAGAACAGCAGATGGCAGCGCAGGCGCAGCAGCCGCAGGCAAGCCCAGAAGTTCAAGTAGTAATGGCCCAGGTTCAAGCGGCGCAGGCCAAGGCGCAGGCCGACATACAAGTCCAGCAAATGAAAGCCCAGGCAGACATACAGTTGGCTAGGGAAAAGGCTGCGGCAGAGATACAGTTAGCCCGAGAGAAGGCAGAGGCCAACCTACAGTTAAAGATTGCGGAGTTCCAAGCTGAGTCTCAAATGAAAGCAGCCAAGGTCGGGGCCGAAATCACAGGCAATGTGGAAATCCCAGGAGAGCGACGCATTTGAACAAAGCAGAGAGGGCTAGAACCCTACTGAACGACGAGTTTTTCCAAGAACTTGTAAAAGAACAACAAGAGTTGTATATTTACAACATTATCAACAGTCCTGAGACGGATGTAGACCTGCGGGAACGCAGTCTTATGAAGCACAGGGCAATAGCAGAATTTATAGCGTCACTCGAATCTATAGCGGCACAGACCGAAATAGACAAGAAGCGCTGGAAGATTTTTTAAGGAGAAAGTATGGACACCAACCCAGAGGGGAGTGTTAAGACAGTCGGCGATGCAGCCGGAGCTTTCCTGAGTCTAATGGAACCAGAGGAGCCGCAAGGCGAACCAGAGGTTGCGGAAGAACAGGAGATCGAAAGCGAAGAGCAGGAAGAGTACGGGGAAGAAGAAGAGCAGGAGCAGACCCCCACCTACCGCGTAAAGGTAGGCAAGGACGAGGTTGAGGTTCCGCTTGACGAGCTACTCAAAGGATATTCGCGGACTGCTGACTATACTAGGAAGACTCAGGAAGTTGCGGAACAGCGCAAGTTTGTAGAGGCTGAACGGCAACGGATAGAGGAAGCCAACAGACTCCGAGATGTCTACGCCCAAAGGTTGCAGGTTATAGAGCAGATGCTCTCCCAGCCTGAGAAAGCGGAAGACTTGGCTTCTCTGAAGGAAAACGACCCAATCGGTTATGCGGTACGGGTTGCTGAACAGTCAGAGAAAGATAAACAGCTTGCGGCGGTAAGAGCAGAGCAGCAGCGTATTGCACAGCAACAACAGTCCGAACAGTCCGAGAGGCTAAAGGCCCACCTCGCTGGAGAGGCTGAAAAGTTGCAAAGCGCGATACCTGAGTTCGCAGACCCTGCAAAGCGTGAAGTCATTAAAAACGATGTGCGGAACTACGCCAAGCAGATTGGATTTACTGACGAGGAACTTGCACAGGTCTATGACTCACGGGCGGTGCTGGCGCTGTATAAGGCGGCACAGTACGACAAGCTAGTAGCGAATAAGACCGAGGCAACCAAAAAGGTTGTGCAGGCTCCGAGAATGATGCGACCAGGCTCCTTTACGCCAGAGGCTAGAGAGAGTCAGGAAGTAAAGAAAACCAGAGATGCGCTGCGGAAGTCTGGTAGAAAAGACGATGCGGCGCGACTATTTGAACGCTTACTGTAAAGGAATTAAATCATGTCTCAGTACAAAACTTATGCCGCGCAAGGACTGCGTGAAGACCTCACCGATATCATTTATGATATTTCCCCCACTGACACGCCTATTATGTCGTCTATCGGCAAGGGCAAGGCTTCGGCTACCTTCCATGAGTGGCAGACCGACTCTCTCGCCGCGGCTACCACTGGTAACGCTGCTGTAGAAGGTGCTACCGCTACGGAAGCTACCCTGGCTCCCACAACCCGTCTTGGCAACAACACTCAGATTGTTCAGAAGACCGTTATGGTTTCTGGCACGCTGGATGCTGTAAATAAGGCAGGCAGAAAATCTGAAAAAGCCTATCAACTTGCTAAAGCATCCTCAGAAATAAAGAGGGACATAGAGGCAACTATCACGGCTAACCAGGCTCGTGCGGCTGGCGACAGTTCTACTGCTCGCAAGATGGCTGCTCTTTTGTCTTGGATCAAGACCAACACGAACAAGGCTGGTGACGGTGGCGATCCCACCACAATCGGCGTGTCTGTTCGTACCGACGGCACTACCCGCACCTTTACCGAGACTCTGCTGAAAGATGTTGTCCAGAAAGTGTTTACTGCTGGCGGCACTCCTTCGGTTCTGGTTGTCTCGCCTGCTGGTAAGCAGAAGGTTTCGGAATTTACGGGAATTGCCCAGCATCGTATCAACACTCAGGGAACCGGCAAGGTCACAATCCTCGCCGGGGCTGATTTATATCAGTCAGATTTTGGGGTACTTCAGGTCATCCCATCTCGCTTTATGAGAACTCGCGATGCTTTGGTTCTCGATCCCGAGTACGCAAGCATGAACTACCTGCGTCCGTTCCAGACCAACGACCTGGCAAAAGTCGGCGATGCCGAAAAGACCCAGATTCTTGCTGAACTGACTCTGGAAGTGAAGAACGAGGCCGCACACGGTATCGTGGCTGACTTGAACTTTGCGCTGTAAACTGTAGAATAGGGGGTGGGTAACTGCCCCCTATCTCGGAGCTTGCTTGAAAGCAACACTTTCTGACAATGGAATACTGACCCAGGTTGTTGCGGATGATGGCAACGGTGGGATTCTCATAGAGACATCTCAGGATGTAACAGAGATAGTCGAACGAAACAAAGCTAGGTATGCACAAACCGACGAACGCGCCAGATGGGGCGAGTGGTCGCATATCGGTGAACTCCCAATGGCTGTGATACACGACCTAAATGCAAAGGGTCTAATGCGTGGCTTCCACGTTGTAGACCAGAAGAAGTTTAAGGATTGGTTAAACCATCCAGACAACAGGCATTTTAGGAGCAGACCAGGGAGGATTTAATGAAGGTTGCGATCTGTATCCCTTCACGCGGGGATATGATGATTGGAACTGCTTTCGATCTCGCAACAATGTGCGGGTACGACAGCAGGTTTAGAGACGGTTCACAGGCGATCTACACGGTTGCTGGGACGCTTATCTTTGACCAGAGGAACAAGTTAGCAGAGGCCGCGCTAGAAGAAGGTGCGGATTATGTTCTCTGGGTAGATGCAGATATGCGGTTCCCTAAGAACACGATAGAACGGCTGCTTTCCTTAGACAAGGACATTGTTGGGGTAAATGCCACAACGAGGACGCACCCTGTAGGGCCAACAGCTAAGAATCTGACGATTGACTACGAGAAGAAAGAAAACCACTGGACTCCCGTAGATAGCAAGAACAAGACAGGAATCGAGAGAGTTACCGCGATTGGCTGCGGTGTAATGTTAGTAAAGCGCAAGGTTTTCGAGCGTACACCGAAACCTTGGTTTTACTTTTACGAGCTACCTGGCGGCAAGATTCTTGGGGAAGATGTGCATTTCTGCGTTGCGGCGCATGACGCTGGTTTTGAGACTTGGGTAGACCACGATCTAAGCAAGACAATCGGGCATATCGGACAATACACATTTAGCTGGGATGACGTAAAACATGAGCCTAACAAACTACAGCGACCTAAAGACAACGGTCGCAAACTACCTCGGAAGAAGTGACTTAACAGCACAGATTCCCACGTTCATTACCCTGGCTGAAGTCCGTCTTGCAAGGCAGTTGCGGATTCGGCAGATGCTAAAGACAGTAACGACCACCACTACTGGCGGCGACAAGACAATCGGGCTTCCCAGCGACTTTATCGGGATTCGTGATCTCTACTTAGACACGACCCCGAAAACGCCTCTTTCTTATGTTTCACCGTCTGCGCTAACCCGTGACACAATGTCACACGAAGTAAGAAAGCCTCTGTTCTACACGCAGGCAGGGCTGGAGTTTGTTTTATCTCCAGTCCCAGATACGACTTATTCTGTAGTGATGTTGTATTACGCTAAACCGCCTGCGTTGTCGGACAGCAATCCTAGCAATGTATTTATGGCGGTCTGTCCAGATGCGCTTCTGTATGGCTCTTTGCTAGAGGCAGAGCCTTATCTTATGAACGATGCGCGGCTACAGACGTGGTTGAATCTGTACGGTAGTGCGGCTCAAGCCTTGGCTGAGTCTGACAATGCGGCAGAATATGCCGGTGTTCCTATTTCTATGAGTGTGGGGTAATTATGGCTGAACTATCGAACTATCTCGAAAACAAACTGTTAGACCACGTTCTCCGCAACGAGTCTTTCACCTCTCCGACCACTGTTTATGTCGGTCTGTATACGTCCAATCCTGGCGACGACAACTCTGGCACAGAGGTTTCTGGTGGCTCTTATGTTCGCCAGATTCTGAATGTCACTACCGCTACGGCGGGCATTGTCACTTCTTCTGCGGATGTCACCTTCCCCCAGGCTACGGCACAGTGGGGAACGATCTCCCATATCGGTCTTTTGGATGCGCTATCAAGCGGGAATCTGCTTATGCACACGCCTCTTACGACTTCAAGGGCTGTGGAGGTTGGTGACGTTCTAAAGATCGCAACCGGCAGTTTGACCGCAAGCCTTGACTAATGTTCTTAACGCTGGAGGAGCTAGACCAGTTTGGGGCGCTAGATTCCTTACCCTTCAGTCTCGATAACAACTGGACACCAGAGGGTGTTTGTGGGCCTTTTACGCTTGAAGGGCTGGACATTTTTGGAGACTTAGACTCTCTCCAGTTTTCGCTAGATTCAGATATTTGGAACACAGCCTGTGCCAAACTTGGTGCGGGGCAAGTGCAGGGCATAGGCAATCTCTTTGCAGACCTAGACTTTAGACTCCCGATAGACGCGCAAGCCTCTTTTTTCGGGGAAGGAACCCTGACGGCGAGCATTGTCAGGGTGCGAGAAATTCAGGCAGATATTGCTGGGTTTGGGGAGCTTAACGGTTCTCTGAACAAGGTAATGGGCGCAGAGGCCGTGATAAACGGCACTGGTAGCCTTTCTGCGGATGGCATAAGGGTAAGG